TATACACATAGGGCAGTGGAAAAAATGGTACTTGGGCCTTATGCTGTCAAAAACATCCGCAAATACTAAAATTTGGGTCAGTCCATAACAGACAAGAATAAAAGATAGTAACTCGATCATTAGAAGTGATAGGTGATGTAGTATCTTCTTGCGAAACGAGGATCCATGGAGCCTTTCTTCTCGTAATGTTGGACGTCACCAAGTTCAGTATTGACATCGGGATCCATAAGGCGATCGGTCTCATCGTCCTGGAATCTCTGATGGAGGGCGAACTTCGGCTCGTCAAGTTGTAGGTAGTCATAGATTTTTGATAACACAACCTGAATGGGATCTATTGTGGAACCCTCTTTCGGTTGCAATATCAGTGCTTCCATGGATCCGAGAAGGACACCGCCCTGCATTGCGTCATGACCAACTACACCCTTGTCTGCCAGATAAGAGAAAAGATCTTCTTGAGAATAATAAGTATGATCACCGGTTTCTAGTTTGGGGTAGGTAATGATCTTGTTTTTGGCTCTCGAAACAACAATTTGCAGATCGGGATGATCGTGAATAATAATATCACCAGATAAAGTCTTATTTGCTTTGAGAGAAATAGTCCGCTGGGGTGTCTCTTCTTCTGTCTCAACTTCTTCTGAACCTACTGTGATATTAATCGCCATTATTGAGTTCCTCTATAAGACTTTGTAGTTTTAGAACTTCTAAAAGCGTTTCTTCATTTAGAGGAATGTTTGTAAAGTTATTGAATTTCTCCATAATAGTTTCTACACCCTCGGTTATGGTGGGGTTTTCTGAACTAAATTTTTCAAGTGCTTGTTTACACTCATTCAACTTCTCATAAATAAAGTATCTATACTCTGCTCCTTCATCAATAAATGAAGTAATAAACTTGGAAACAATAACTTTTTGCCCTTCAGAGAGCATAGAGCCGTATTCGGTATTGAATCGTTTTACGAATTGGCGATAAGAAAGGTTATCTAAATGCTTGTAATCTTTTGATTCTTTCTCTTCTCCCTTCGTAGAAAGTCGTTCAACGAGGGTGTGTTCGAGCAAAACGCGGGACTTGGTATCCTCAACTCCTTGTAAAATGTTGTGAATAGCACCTAACTCTTTGTAATTTGGTATAAAGTTGGAATAGGTCCCGGATCCTAAATGCTTATTGACGGCATACATAAGGTTTGTCTGGGAATTGAAAACACTTTTGCGGTCCATCATCATATATGAGAACTTACTTTCTTGGATAAGTCTATCGGCCAAATGAGGCTCTAAACCATTGGTTTCTAATAGGTTCTTGTAGAGTTTCAGTTCTTGATAAAGGACGGTTCCTTTCTTAAAATGCTCTTTTATGACTGCTGTGATAGTATCTGCCCTCTCGGCGTCATTCTCCACAGATGCCTTTGTTAGTTCCCTAACGAGGGCCTCATAAAGAAAAGCGGTGTTTCTTTTCTTATTATATTTCATTTTTATCATCTCGTTTTTCCATTCCGTCGATAATACGTTGCACATCTTCGGAATGCTCTAAAAAGCTATCCTCCACTAAATAATTAGTCTCTTCTTCCTCAACCATCCCCTCAAAAAGCGGACCCATCAGCTCAGAGGGCTTTGGAACCCCTATTTTGGACCGATAAGTGCTACCGAGAGCGTATTCTGGTTTGGCTGTGGATTTCATTCCCATTCGCACTGCCTTTCGGCGTCCATCTTTCTTGGGTCGATACATTTTGCCCTTAGAGGCTTCAGTGGTTGTGAGTGTATTCCCGCTATCATCGCGCTTTCCTGGAGCTACTTTGAGAATGTCTTCTTCGGGTGCGGCTGCCGGTTCTTCGGCAGCGTCCAAAGCGGGAAGTTCTTCACCACCGAGTTCATCTGTCGCTGGGAGTTCTTCAGTGCCGAAACCACCTAGATCGCCACCGGTAGCGGTCATTTCAGTAGTGGCATCTGCGGTGGCGGCGGCGGCATCGAGAAGACTAGCAAACTTCCGATCAAAGAACGTTTCTCGCTGATTACGAAGGAACTCTTCGGAGGAAATGTTGAAAATGTTCTCTGCGATGTAACGCTTGGAGAAATAACCTTCGGTAGCAGCAGAGGCAACCTCAAACTGGGTTTTCATCATTTCGAGATCTTGTAGTTCCGCAATACGAGAAGGGTTATTCAGTTTCAGGCTGAATGAAGTTAGATCAGACTTTCTGAAACCTAATGTATAAAGGTGAACAATGCCGATCTTTGTAAGTTCCGATACGGCTGCTTTTTGTAGTCTTTGGATAGTTCTCGCAAAACGAATGTCCTTTTGAGACAATGAAGTGCGATCTTCTACGGTATCACCAGAAGTCAAATAGGCTTGCGGAATCTTGATCGCAGTAAACATTTTATCACGAAGATATTTTACGTCTTCGATCTGCGAAGTAAACTGACCGCCGGCGAGCGTGTCGATCTTGGTGCCTTGTGTCCCGCCTCTAACGGGAATATAATAGTCTTCCTCAACAGACATCGGGTTATAACGCAAATCGACCCGGCCGGTATCGGCATCTACTAATTGATTTTTCTTCAGAGTAGTCATGACTTGCTGCATGTATGTCTCAACGTCCTGTGGGGCAACGGCTCCGACATCAACATAAAACACTCTTCTTTCTGGAGTTCGAACAATACGATAAGACATCATCGCGTCTTCTACTAGTGTTAATTGTCTCCAAATACGACGGGCGCCGTCCAGAACCGAAGTTCCGTAGGGGGCAAATTTATCATTACCCAGTACTCTAAAGTGTCCTATCTGCCAGTCCTCGAAAGTCAACCCAGCACTGTTCCACTGGTATTGAATATAGTTGGGGTTGTTTTCGTCTTGACCTTCGAGCCTTTCTATCTCGTTTATCGGGATAGCAACAACATTTTGAATGCCAATCGCTTCGTCAATGTCCAAATAGAGGAAAAAGTCTCCGTATTTACACATTGTGCGGCACCAACCGTAAAGATTCAGCTGGACATTGAGAATATCATAGAAAAGTATCTCTAATGCGGTCTTTATTTCTTGATTTGTACAATCTACGGTAAGAATACGACGCACATCGGTGCTCGTTGTCATTTCATCAGCATAGATATCCAACGCAGAGTTTAGTTCTGGTGTGTATTCCATCTGATCGAAGTCCAAATACCGCTCATTGCGGTTTTGGTTGAGCATAAAGTCGCCATAAAACGAATAATTCTTTTCGTATTCTGACTTCTTGAACTCTTTGCCCGTTGCAGACGTCCAGTTGAACTTATCTAACGCCTTTCTCCGGTATCTACGGACTTGCTGATGTCTATAATCAACTATAGGACCGGAAAATAGTTTTGTTAACGCTTTATAAAGCGGGTTTTCGGCGTTTCTTGGGTTCTCGCCAGTCTCTTTTGGAATTATTGTCTTCTTATAAGCCATTTATTAGCCTCTGTATAACCACATATACTCTTGTTGTATTTTTTGTGCTTCTCTTGCTTGTTTGTCTTTTCTAACTTGTCTGTAACCAACCATTCCTGGTATTGCCGAGTTGAATGTCTTGTTGCTTGTTTTGATCGCGCTCAACATACTTTCTGATTTCTCGCGGTTGTAGGCACTCTCCTCAAAGACTGTATCCCTAATCCAGCAGGCAATTGCGAAGGACATAACAAGGTCATCGTGCTTCGATCGCATCGCTTGGGGGCGACCATTTTTCCAGATAAATGTTTTGAACTCATTAAATAGTCTTTTAGACTTAATAGTAACTAGTTTGTTTCTTATCATTTCCTCCATCTTAGTTATGATAAGAGGGCGTGACTTTTGTGAAGTAGCGAAACCAGCAGTTGATCCTGCTATACTTTCTGCTAGAACTGCTTGTATGTATTGATCATTTTTAGAATAATAGAGATTATTATACTGGAGTTCTTTCAACTTGTCAAGCGCCATAAAGCCAATATTGTTATTTTCTACAACAACCAAACAACTACCGTAGCGATTTCCTGTTTGGTGAACAAGATTGGCATACATATCTATTGTTAGTTTTCCTTGATATTCTGCTGCTATTTCATTTGTAGTAATGTTCCAAACGTGAAATGCGGAATGGTCCTCGCCGTCGCCTCTCGCAACGTCAACACTCATAAAATATTTGCTAGTGGGATCATATTCTTCCCAGATCCAAAGATTTCTATCAAAAGCGTCGCGATAAAGTGGCTCCTCCATGGTGGAATGAACCCATTCTAAATCTTGTGGATCAATAACAGTTTCACCAGAAGCCAAGAACGAACATCCCAACTCTTGTGCGATCTCTTTTGGAGACATGTTTCTTGTCTCTTTTTCAAACCACTCTTCATCACGGTCTGGATGTTCATCCCAAATTAGTTTTGTGGGATGGAAATCGTTTTTATCGTCGTCGGCATCAACATACATACGATAAAACCAGTTACCGACCCCATTTGGCGTTGATAAAGCAATACAGCGGCCGCCTGTGGAGAGTGTGGGGTAAAGACCTTTCCACAATTCGTCCAAACCTTCAACGTGGGCGGCCTCATCAACCACTAGAAGGGACAAGGCTTCCGAACGGCCAGCGTCGCCCGACTTTGAAGACGCTTTTATTTGTGAGCCGTTTGATAGCTCGAACGAGTTCCTGTTATCTATTGATATATCTGCTATTTGTAACCAAGAAGGCAAGTTCTTGATCATAAACTTAACTTTCTTTACCAAGTTACCAGCAGTAGATAGTTTTGTGGCGATAACGAGAATGTTTTTTTCTCGATGAAACAAAATAAGCCACGCGGCGTATGCTCCGGTGACTGTTGAGATTCCTAACTGACGAGCTTTTAGGATTATGTTGAAGCGATAGTCAACAAAGTCTCTTAAAAGATCTTTTTGGAAAGGATATGTATGAAACGGAATAGGGCCCTGTTCGGGGTGAGAGATACGGACATAGTTCTCGATAAAGTAATTCGGGTCTTTACCGCACTTGATAATCTCTTTTACAGTTTGCTCTCTGCTAAGCACACCTCTTATCGCTCCGTACGGGCTTTCGCGAAGCTGCGATAGGTCTCCATTAGGCGATCTTGAGCGGGTATCGGTGGATCTACATTGGAACCCTTCATACCGCTTATCTTGTACTTTTTGAGAGCAGTTGCCCAAACGCGTACATTGGAAGTTGACTGAACAAGAACGTCTATCTCGCCTTCTTCTTTTAGTGAAACGCGTTTACCGAGTATACTAGAGGCAGACTTTGAAAGGTGTTTAGCAATGTCAGCCATAACTCTTTCCATTTCTTCCTCAAAGCCACCAGCATACACTTCACGGAGTACAATATCAGTTTGATAAGTAATAGTCATTATAGGTCCCGCAAAACGAACCTTGAACCCATCAATCTGTCGGCTGTCGTATACAGGATGCCCTTCTTCTCGGCGCAAACCGATCTTGTGTGCTTCTCCATTCGCATCGACGGCGCCATCGTAACAATGTGCGGATGCTTGTGCTAGTGCTTGAACTGGTGTCATTATAGTTCCTCTTTTAATACTTGCGCTATGGCTTCTTCAATAGCTTGAATTGCCGGTTGAGACATCGTATCTAAACTCAAATCGTCGGCGTAGCCTTTGAGGGTAGGCCGATAAGACGATTTCCCCGGTCCGGCTTCGCCGCGGCCAGTCATTAGATAATGTTTGACTTGCTTTACAATCTTACTAATAAAATCCTGATCTCCCAAAAGATGATCGGGGGAAATTTCCAAAGCCTTATTTAGTACATCCGCAGATGCCTTCTCCACTTCTCTAGCTGAAGCCAAGTCGGCATTAGCTACAAAATCCATTACACGACGATAATCTTTCTCGCTGGCCTCTTTATCCATTAGCGCAGCGGATGTCATG